CTGTTATTATCAATTTTAGAATAATATGTCGCATTATTTACTAAAGTTAAATTTGTAGTACCAATACCAATTGGAGAATTTCCATTAGAGTTATAAACTACCAATTCGCCATTACTTAAATTGTGATCTGTTAAAAACAACAATTGACTTGTAGTCGAACTAATTCCTCCAGAATTTGTCGTCAATCTTCCATCAAAGAAAATATCTCTCTTTCTCTTTGTGATAATAGGTTCCAATACACAACCAGAACCATTACCACCAGTTACACCAATAGATACAATTGTATTAATATCATAATCTTGAGAATCGACATAAACTTTTTTAATCGATCCACTAACTACTGGTTGAACTAATGATGTAGATCCAGTTCCGGAAGAAACTGATATTAGTGGAGGATTAATCACATCATAGTCAATTCCTCCATTTAATACACTAATAGACTTTAAAGGACCATAATATACCTTATCGTTGGATTTGTAATTTTGAATTTCTACACCATTGATTAACATTCCAACTGAACCTGGAAGTGTTAGTTCTCCAGTTCCAGTATCAATACTTTCGGATAATGGAAATTTTTTAAGTAATTTTTGAGCACCAATTGTACCAGATTTTTGAGAGTATAATGTAAATCTATGAGTTTGATTGTCAAAATTTGAATCTGAAAATGTTAAGAAACTATCAGTTCCAACAAATGACAGCGATGAATATAGTTTTATTTTATTAGATGAATCTAAAACTTGTACATAATAATCTCCAGTATCCAAACCAACAATGGGTGTTCCTGATGGTTGATAGTAAATTCTATCTCCAGTAATAAATGGAACCGGATTTTGAAATACTATACTTGTGTAATTTCCATCTATTACATCAGCAGTTCCTATTCCAACGGATGTTTTAATATCTTTAGTTATTTTATATGTAAAATTGCCATTATATCCATCTCTACCCGATGGCAGTGAATTAGATGCTACGTAGGCATACTCATTATCAGTATATAAATTTTGAATGTCTGATAAGATGACATTATTTCCAAATTCTATTGGAACAACTGTACTATTTGCAGTATTAATTTTTCTTCTTAAGTCATATTTCACTCCATTTTCTGCAGTGAAAGTTAAATCATTCAGAATAACTCTATTTTCTTCAAATACAATACCAGAAATATATGCACCAGATGAAGACACTACATTATTAGTATCTCTTTCTACAATTTCTACTTCATCTCCAATTTTTAAACTAGACCTGTCAATTGGACTTTTAAGGGTCTTGTTACTAATATTTTCTATTGCATATCTAGATCCAGTATTGTATATCCAAGAATTTGCAAAAATTTCTTTATATGTCTTATTTTGCTGGGGATTTTGAATCAAATCCCCAATATTTTTAACCGAGATTATCTGTCCCTCATCTAAATTTAAAGTATCTGATACTTGTACAAATTTAGATAATACTCCAGTAAGTCTCAACTCAACTTTTTTGCTAAGATCTCCATTTTCATATCCAAAATAAATTTCATCAGACCTTACATTGTCTGTTGATGAAATTTGTGATGTAATTCCTGTACATCCAAAAAACTGATTAATACTTTTACTAGTATAGGTAATTGTATTGTTTCCAGATATAATTGTACCTTGCTCTGGAAATCCAATTGTGGAATCTACTGAAATTACTGACGACCCGATGGCGGCATTTTTTAGACTTTTTGTATTTGGAGTAATTGTAAAATTTCCAAGAACAGCGGAAAAATTTTCATATCCAACAAAAAGTGAAATCTTAAAATATTGTATATTATTTCTGGTAAATAGTTCTACTTCAGAAATTGAGGCACTAGTGCTCTCATCATTAAATTTCTGAATTGTTTGACCTACCAATTTAGAAGGATCTCCAGAAATTCTTTCTGCAATTACAATCTCTCTTCTTATGAATTCTGCCGAAGATGGTTTAATTAAAAACTCCTCTAAATTTACTACCAGCGGAGTTACTCCATATAAAACATTAAATAAAATTCTAAATGATTCATCAGTTCCTTTTGCCTGATAAAATGATCTTGCTTCTTTTATAAAATTACCAACATTTAAATTTGATACAAAATCAAATTCTTCTAGACCAGGAGTAAAAGTATATTTTATTTTTTTATAAAACTCCTTTAAGAATAAAGAACTTAGATTTTGTACAGAAGATCCACCACTATGAAATGCCGCTGTTGACGGTGAAAATACCAGTTCTTCTTGATTTAAATTTGCATGGTAACTTGTAATACCACTAAATGCACGAATACATCCAGTGAATGTATTTGTAGTCAATCCAGTATATGTTATAATCTCATCATTAATTTTTAGTAATCCATAATTTTGTGGGAATCCCTTAGTACTACTGACGGTAATTGTAGTATCGGTAGAAGAAATTCCTGAAACAGTATATGTACTATCAACTACAACTTCTGGAGTTAGATTATCTAATTTCAAATATTGATCTAAATTTTCTGCAATATCAATTGGACCACCCTGATATTCTTGAGAAATATAATATTGCTTTAAAAATTCTGCCGTATTCGGACTTTCATCCAAAATAAAGTTTGGAAGTTGGTTTTCGATAACTTGCTGAACCTTAACTCTAGATTCGAACCCAGTCTGTATCATATTACGCTCTTATTAAATTCCCGTTTGAGTAGCTTGAAGTGTAATAGTCTTTAGCAAATAATGTACCCGATATTTCATCACCAGACGCAATTACATCTCTTACCATATTTATTGTGCTTTTTGAAATGTTAAAATTTAAATACAGATCCTTTAGTCCAAGAACATCGTTAGATTCTGGGAACGCCTGTATTTCAATAATATTATTTTCTTTAGATGTTGAAATAATGTTTATAGTTCCTAATTTAATTTCACCTTTAGCATAATCAACTGTTCCTGCAGATTTTACAATGATTCTTGTAGATCCATCACTCAAAGGTTTTACTATTGATAGTATTCCAGTTTTTCCATCAGAATTGGGTATATCTGTTAAATATACTGTGTCAGGATCTGTAGAAATTTTAAATCCTGTACTCTTAATATTATAACCATTTTGATTAATATGAAACTTATTTCCAAAGCACAATTCATATTGAGCAAACTGATTTAACAGTGCCTTCAAATCTCTTCTAATTCTAACCTTAGTAATGTTAGAAGTTATAGAAGTATCAGTATTATCAATTATTTGAAGAACCTTACTATACTTAAATCTTCCACCAAACGAATTTAGATCTACAGAATTTGAGTATTCTGTTAATGAATTTACAACTTTTGTTTTTAAGGATTCTACTGTAGATACTTGAGAATAATTATAGTAAATTGATGAATCAATTTCTACATATAGTATTTTAAGATCAATTATTTTTTGATTAATTCCAGAAATACTATATTGCTTTAATTTATTTTTAATTTGTTGTTTATTAAAATCAGAAACAAAAGTTCCATTTTTTGGTTTAATACTTATCGATACTGTACCAAATTCTGGAGGATCTAATTCTTCACCCCCAATAACCGCAACTGATTCAGTATCTGGATATATTTTTTTTATGATTGCTTCGTAGTCTCGTGATGTTACTGCTCTATATTGTGAGGAATAAATTCTTGGAGCAAAATATTTAACAGAATCTATAGATTCTATTTCAGAACCATTTTGAGATAGTTGATTTGTTATAACCGAAATCGAACCTATGTCAATTAGTCCATTATTCGCGTTTCTAATACTTCCGGCAAAAGAAAATGAAGAAGCACCATTACCTTCTTCTCCGTCAGTAACAATGTAATTTACTGTAATTACCGCATTATTTTCTAATTTTTTTCCAATCAGTCCATCACCAAAAAGTAATTCATATTTTTCATCCTGAACTTCTTGTAATAGATAGATTCTTGATGTTGAATTTACATCGAGAATATTATCGACAGAAGAATATTCAACTCCAAGTCCACTATCATTAATTCCTTTTACATAAACTGAGATTGTGGAAGTATCAATAAATGAGTTGTTTAAAATAAATCTTTGATCCAGAGACCCATCCACCACAAATTGCTTCGTTAGAAATGTCCCTTGATAGACATCGATATTATTAAAGGATGCTATTGCATTTACAACATTTGATGATATGTTGTCTGGAATTGAAAAGGTATATGATGTGTTATCTACAGAACCAACACACACCAGACCTGCCTGTAAGGTAATTGTAGGAGTATTTACGGCAGATACATTAAAAGATACCTGTGCCTTTGCCGCCGTCCTAGAGCGAGGTACATAACCAATATTTCTTGCTAGAGAAACTACATTTTCACGAACAGTTGCAGAATCCAGAAAGGATTCGTTCACAACCATATTCGAGTTGAATGCTGTAATATAGGTATTATACGCTAGAGTATCGATCAATACTGAAAAATTAGACCCCTCAAAGTCAAAATCCGTGAATGTTGAGTTGGCACGGAGATAATCCTTGATTGAAGTCTTTATCTGATCAAAATCTAGATTTGTAAATTTAGTGAAAGGCATTTTATCTTGTTGCCTCTAGTATGAATGAATATTCTTGAGTTGGAAATTCTTGTCCTATAATATCAAAAATGATTGTTACATTAAATGTATTATCATCTGGAATAGGTTCCACCTGAACTTCCACATTATTAACTCTCGGTTCGAAGTTATTAATCGATATTTCAATTTGACTTTGTATTACTGATGCAGTACCAAAATCAACAAATTCAAATAAACTTCTTGTAATATCAGATCCTAAGAGTGAATTGAAGAATCTTTCGGTTGGAATAGTTTCTACAATATTTCTTACTGATCTACGAATCGCATTTTCATTCTTTAGTATCGGAAGATCCTTTGTTACTGGATGTGGTTCAAAGGATAAACTGATATCTTTGAATGATCTGGATATCCTTTGAATTGCCATTGAAAGAAAGGTTTTTATTTATTTATACCTACTTCCAGGCAGAACCATAATTAGGTTCTGTTCCATAAGACCAATCATCATAGTCTTCATCATTACGAATTTTTTCGTGTAATTCAACCTGTTTTTTTAGGTTATGTCTTGGTGCAAGATCATAAACTACCTCTTGAATCACTCTTTTTTGATTTACTTCGGATTCGAATAGCATTTGTGAAACTCCTGTTTTATTTTTAAAACAGAACTTTTATAAAGGAGGTTTCTATCTCCTATTACTATTTAACGATTTACTTCACGAAGTCTAAAATTATTGGAATCTAAGTACTTTAATAATTCAATGGCAATTAATTTGGGATTTCCTTCACCACAAGTATAAACATCTATGGCAATACACCCATTTTCAGGCCATGTGTGGCAGGATACATGACTTTCTGAAAGTGCAATTACTATAGTACATCCTTGAGGAAGAAAACAATGTGAAAAAATATTCAAAATAGTCATTTTGGCACGTTCAATTCCACGCACCATAGTTTCTTGAAGGGCAGTACCATCATTTAAGAGGTCAAATTTGACATCATACACCTCTAGAAGTAGGTGCTTACCCATTGAATACTTTTCCAATTAAAATTATACCAAAAATTTATTTATCGCATTAAAAAAGTGGGACATGCCCACTTGAATTATTTTTTCTTTCTACTATTGGATGCTCTTTTTTGAGCATCCGATCTACACTGCCCAGTTGCTTTTCTTTTATCTCCGTTACCAAAGGTTGGATTTTTTTTTGGTTTCTTTGCTGCCATTTATTTTCCCTGACCTCTGTACTTTTTACCAGATCCGTTACGAGAAGAAGCGGCATACTTAGTATTCACTCCACAACCTTGTCTAGTTTTCTTGGGGCGAGACTCAATAATTTGCTTTGCGCCCGATGATTTCTTAATTGCCATTAGTTTTCTCCTATAATTTCAGTTTTAATTTCATTTGGATTTGGAGAACCCGTCCGATAAAATTGTTCCGACAGATCCTCCATAGCATTGAAGTATTCTTCCTCTGTAAGGTTAGAATAAATCGTTTGACCCTTACAGATTATATTGTAAGATTCGTTAAACATCAAATCACTCTTGTCTTTTCGTGACCAACTCTAATACGAGGATCGCACCAAATCTCAAATCCTGCTTCCTTTGCATCTAAACAGAATGATACATCCTCTCCACACATATCCTGAACCTGCCCAGACTCAAAGACTTGCATCTTTGGAGCAAACCATGGATATGTCATTTCAGAATGTTCAAATACTCCATTCTTAATCAGTAACCATCCAAATCCTGCATAGTCTACTGTGAATGGTTTACGACGCTTAGAGATGCTATCTACAGTCTCATGATTCATGACTCCACCATTATTGCGGAAATCATCTTCTTCCATCCAGTGTGCCACGGAAGTTGTATGACCATCTTCTGTTGCATACCATCCAGATGCAATATCCTTATCCATTAGAATAAGTTGCCAAAACTTTTCACTATTGAAGACAATATCAGAGTCAATCCAAAGTTGCCAGTCATAATTAAGTTTTCCATCCCATGGAAGTTGATCCGGACCTCTTAATACATTTGCCCCCAAACATTTGCATCTTGCAAAGTTTACCATGGATGAGTAGTCTTGTGAAATTTGAATACTTGCTCCTGACTGAACTAGGTCAAAACAAAGTTGAACAAAACTTTTTAGATATGTATAGGATACTCCTCTTCCTGGAAGACAAAAGACAATTGATTTGCCTCTTACCATTTCCTTTGCAAGTTCATAGTCCCATTCGAGTTCTTTATTTGCTGCCACTGGGGCAGATGCTTTTACGGTAAATCCTTTAGCCATAATAGTAAGTAGTTACTTCAGTATCATACAACATTATATATCAATTGTCAATCGGTGCGTTCTGTGAGAATTACATCATTTCCCTCAATCTTAAAACTAATCTCAGTGTCTTCGTACCATGAGAGTTCATTGGCGATACTCTCTGGGATAATCACATAATAGTGACCAGTAATTGGATCGACTTGTATGGACTCGAAAATTTCCTCGGAATTTTTTTTCATATGTGAGTTATGAGGTTTCAATTTTTATATATGGAGGAAT